GCTAGACGGCGATTTGGAGTAGAGCATGGCAATTAGGTTCGGCTCTGGCTCAGAAGGCTCCAGAAACCCTCTCACCGCTGAAGAAGCGGCAATGGCGCGAGTTCTCGTCAATGCAATCCGTAATGCAACGGACAAAATCAAGGTGGATGAGTTGGCTCGTATTCTCGGGCGACTTGATGCCGACACTTTAGACCGCTTGCTCCGAGCAATTTCAATCAACAGCGATGCCGCAAAGATTGAAACACAGTTGCTCAACATCATTGACCTAGGTGGGAAAGATGCAATCAAAGGGCTAAAAGATATTGCTCCTGCTCTGGCGTTGCCAGCATTTATCCCCACTCAAGTTCGAATTGCTAATCCTGAAGCCATGGCAAATATGGATTTCACGAACATTCCCAATTGGGCAAGAGTCAATCCAGAGCCAATTTCTTTTAGTCTTTCTTTTAATAAGACCAACCCTAATTCTCTAGCCTTCGCACAGCGCAGAGCAGGGCAGTTGGTCACCAGTATTGATAACCTCACACGCGAGGCAATCCGTAAGATAATTATTGATTCTTTTAATGAGCAGATTGATGTAAGGCGAACAGCCGTTCGAATTAAAAACATAATTGGTCTGCATCCAAAGTGGGCTGATGCAGTTCGAAAGTTTGAGAATCGTGAATTAGACCGTCTAATCAAGGCTGGCATCAAAGAGGCTAAAGCAATCGAACGCGCCCAGAAATCTGCGACAGCCTACGCAGACAGGCTCAAGGGCGCTCGCGCTCGCATGATCGCTCGCACAGAGATTCAGATAGCCCAGAATGAAGGGCGAATGGAAGGCTATCGCCAAGCCGATGAAGCGGGATACATAGACCCTGCAACTATGAAGATGTGGATTACAGCCCCAGACGAGCGCACCTGCGACATTTGTGCGCCTTTGAATGGAGAAGTTGTCCCTTGGATTGGTCTGTTCTCTATCGGGCTGGAGAAGCCCATAGTCCACCCTAATTGCCGCTGCACCTTCGTGATCATCCCTCCAGACCGAGGCACTCGATGAAGGTAATCAAGTTCGCGCCTGGGCTTATCCCAGTTTTCAAACATCAAGAACATGACCAGTCTAGCCACGGAAACTGGGCTGAAGGTTCTCAAGGAACAACCACGGAATTAACCGATGGTGAGATTCAAGACATATTGCATAATACAAAAACTATTGAGGAGATGTATCAGAAAGTTGCTGAGCGTTTAGGAAAAAGTCTCAAGCCAAAAGTGGCGGTTATCCCTGAAGGCGAAGAAAACCTTTATCGCGGTTTAGGTAATCCAGAGCGAGATGCTCAACAATTAGTAGATGGCAGGATTCCCTTCACGCCTTTCCAGACATGGGGGCAAGGCATATATGCGACCCCTCATCAAGATGATGCTAAAACATACGGTCAAGTAGTTCGTATGAAATTAGACGATAGTGCAAACATTCTCCGTACAGAATCAGAGGCATTTGCAGTTGATACAACTAGCACTCCCTTTAAGTCTGACTTTGTAGATTTCGCAAGTCTGCTACCTAAGATAACCAGCGGGGAAATTGATAACTTTTCCATATCCGATGCCTATAACATTTATTGGGCGGCTAAGGGTTATGACGGATACCAACCTCACGGCGGAGAGATAGTTTTGTTTAACGCCACCCATCTCACGGTTAATAAGACAGATATTGGAACGGCAGTTAAAAAGCACCAAGAGCATGATCAATCATCCCACGGAAACTGGGCTGAAGGTTCGAGCGAATCTGGTCTTGATGCAATGCCTTATGAGTGGAAGCCTGAGTTCAAAGAAAGAGAAAGACTGACCGCGAGTGAATTAAGTTCCGAGGAATTGAATTTGGGTAGGGAACAGTTAAAACAAATAGCCTCGACTGGTGCCATCACCATAAGAGTTTCATCGGGAGATTTGGAATTAAGGAAAATAGTTGAGGCTGGCGGTTTTAAGAGTCTAACTGAACTACCCGAACCAACATTGGACTATTCAATTAGATACAAAGAGGCTCGCTACGATTTAGAAAAAGGTTTATGGGGTCAGCCAGAAAGCGCCGATAGCCCGATTTACGGATATTTTGACTCCCCACTTCATAAAGGGGTGGATAATATGACTAGACAGTATGGCGATGTCAAAATAGTTTTGAAGGATAGTGTTGCTGGCAGGACAACCATAACTCCTGGTGATTCGGCTAATCATGGTTTAACGCCAGTTCTAGTAACAGATGCTCGAAAAGGTAATTTAAGTCTTGAGCAGGTAGATTCAGCCTACCGAAGCCGTCACTTTCAAAGAGGCTCAACAACCGTATCTCAACCCATAAGGTCAATAAGACCAATAGGATTTGAAATTGACTATTTTGAGGCGCAGGTTCACGGAAAGGTAACCCTAAGCGATATTAAATCTGTACGACTAGGAAAATACTCTATTGTTGGCGATGAAACGATTGCACTTCTTGAGAAGGCAGGGATTGAGGTGACTAGAGATGATAAGTAAGATTCTCATTGATAGCCCTATTACTGGCAAGCGCGAAAGCCTCACTCAAGACCAGTTCAATAGTTACATGGCTCAAACCAATGGAGCGGTACTTAAATGGATTGTTAATCCAGTTGCTAAACACGGAGAACACGACCAAAAGACTCATGGAAACTGGGCTTCAGGCAATTATGAGAGCCTTGCAGATTGGCTAACAGCCGAAGAAAAAGTTTTTGCTTCCGATGAAGAAAGAGAAGAATACTTCAAGGGGATATTATTTAGCCAGCGCGAAAAAGGTTTTACCGAGTTGGCTCATCCTGAGTTTTCGGGAGCGATAAGCAATTACGAAGGTCGCCTTGGTTACGATATGAATGAGGCTCTGCGTGACCCTCAGATAAGTGAAGATGGCTATAAACCAACAATTGATGCACTTGATAAGGCAATGGAGATTGCTCCGCCTCTATCTGAAGAAGTGGTTGCCTACCGAGGGGTTAAGGGCAACGGGTTAGATTTTTTTGATAGGCTTAAAGTTGGAGATACTTGGGAAGATAAAGGTTTTACTTCAACAACCATTGACCCAGCAATTGCTAGGCGATTTGGTGGTGAACAACCTTATTACGATGGAATCATATTCCGTATGAAGTTACCCGCTGGTACAAAAGGAATTTTCCCGTCAGGCTATCACGAACCTATGTACGGATGGGAACCAGATACCAGCGAGGCTGAGTTTCTAATGCCGAGAGGCAGTAAATTTAAGGTTGTGGCTCAGCGTGGCAAGATTTGGGATGTAGAGTTGGTTAAACCATGAACCTAGATAAATTTCAATATGATTCCAGCAAGGGGCTAACCCTTGTTATGGAAAAACACGGCACCCACGACCAAAAGACTCACGGTAATTGGGCTGGCACAGGACATCCAGTTGCCCACCACGAAAGATTAGAGCCTACAGAAAATACAGTTACACCATCAGAAACACAGGCTCTACAAGAGTACATAAACAGCGGCTATCTATTTATCAATGGGTTTTTGCGTAAGCGTGATTCTATGGGTGCCGCGGATTTGGAAATTCAAACACCAAAACAATTGCCCAAGATTGAGTTATTAGATTCAGTTTTTGACAAGGTTCCGCCGTCAGAATCAGAGATGGTTGTGCATAGAGGTCTATCTGGAATAATCGCAGAAAAGTTAAAAGACTCTCCAGTTGGTTCTACATTTGTGGATAAAGGCTTCGTATCAACAACAGATATGATTGAGATTGCACGGGATTTCACCTCAGTCGGTAATTCAAGCGACAAAAGGGCTGTGCTATCAATAACGGTTCCAAAAGGCACAAAGGCATTGCGGGTAGCCCGCTTTTTCAAAGGAGACCCGAGAGCGGCTCTTGAGTTGGAAACAATTTTGCCTAGAGGACTAAGATTTGAAATCACAGGTCGTGACGGGGATACAATTCAAGTGAAGGTGGTTCCTAATGAGTAAATTTGTTTACACAGATGATGACCTCCTTGAGATTGAAGAACCAGTTTCAAAGCATGGCGAACACGACCAGAAAACCCACGGAAACTGGTCTACAGGTGGCACAATCGCTACTGGAATTATTGACCGCCTAAGTAAAAAGGGCGTGACTGGATTCAGCCTAGATATTTCTAGTCGC